GCCAACGCCAGTACCTAGCCCTTGAAATATACCCTTGAAATCTATGGCTTTTAGTGCCGCTTTAGCTTGGGTAGAAACATACTTAAACGCATTTGCTAAACCCTTGATGGCTCCTGTATTACTAAAGCCTTTCCAAAACGATTGAACGGTTTGGCTGACCCCTTTTACAACTTGGTCAATTGCTTTATCGAGTCCGTTTGCGAACTTCTGAATCGATTGTTCATCAATTTTACCAAGAGCATCAATGATACCCTCGATTCCTCTGATGGCTTTGTCGCTTAGTTTTTCAAAAACTGGCTGCAATTTCGTAGAGACCGTTTCATACAGTCCCCCGACAGCCTCATCCACTGACTTATATCTAGTAGCCAAGCTCTGCATGGAATCGCCTGCTCGCTTAAAGGCCTCTGCAAAGTCTTCAGTCTTAATTTCACCGTTTTGAATTTTGCTTACAAGGTCATCAAGAGACATTCCCATCTCTCTAGCGACGGCAGCCATCCCTGCTGGTGACTGTTCCATCATCAGCTTGAAGTCTTGCCATTGAATCTTAGGCTTAGTCATTGCTTGAACCATTTGTTGGCTCAATGTCTTCATTGCCTGTTTAGGATTTTCGGCAGAAGCGGCAAGACCACCCATAGCTTTTACCAAGTCTCCAGCATCACTACGACCGATTGCGGCCATCTGAGAGAACGTAGTACCCATGTCCGATGCAGAATAGATTGTCTGTGTTGCATAGTCTTGCATAGCCTTTTTGGCCGACGCAATTTCTGTTTGCCCCCAACCTAGCTGGCTTAAGCTCCCATCGAATGTTTTCCAAGCCTTCGTTGAGTTGTTAAGCTCGGTCATCATACCACCGATACCACTGGTTATAGCGCCAATGCCCTTAGTGATCCCAGCACTAACAAGGTTAGCACCGAGCACACTCTTAAACATTGAGCCTAAGCCCTTGCTACTCTTACCGAGTGATCCGGCTTGCTTTTGGGCGTTCTTCAGGGCGCTAGATAAGCCGTTATCTTGTGCTGACAGTATCGCCCTCACGTTGAATGTTTTATCAGCCATCTAACAACCCCTCCTCTCTTTTGAACGCTAGGTTTCGTCTAGCTATCTGGATAAGATGCCTATTGTCCTTCTCGGTGGTTCCGAGAAGTTCTTTTTCACGACGTTCTTCGTCATAAAAATCTTTAAACTCCTTAAAGACATACTTCTTACCGCCCTTGCTCGTAGCCTTCACACTACGATTTAAGAAGGCTTGTAAATAAAGCTTCTTCTCCTCTTGAATAAATCTTTTCGCATAAGCTTTTTGATACAACCTCAACTCATTCAGCGTCATTCGTCTAGCTTCTAGGAGTGTTGTTTCATACCTAGCCATGCAATTTGTGATTAAATCTTCGTAGGTCTCTTTTGAACCCTTGACGTTTTCTAAGCTTCTTCTTGAGCCTCTAACATTCGTTTGGCTGTTTCTCGTGTCAATGGTTGCTTCTGCAATTGCGATAAAAAATCCTCGAACAAGTTATCCAATCGTCCATTTTCAGCCTCACGTTCAACGAAGCGCTCAATTCCTTCTACAGATGGTTTTTGACGTTCTGTAGCAGTCCCTGCTTGAATGAGGTCTAGCAGAACAAGTGGGTTCTTTTGCTGCAAATCAACCACTGCATGCTGTACACCAAAACCAAACGCCACACCGTTTTGGTTAATTGAGTAGCGCTCGTCGAGCACTCGCAAGAAGTCAAATCCAAAATTCAAAGTATAGTCTTTGTCATTAATTGTGATAGTGTTCATGTTTTAAATTTCCTTTCAAAAATAAAAAGCGAGGTAAACCCTCGCTAACTGTTTTAATTATCAATGTCCAGTAATAGCAGTAGTGTCTTGGAAAGTATATTGGATCTCTCTGATTTGCTCGTCAGACAGGGTTGCTTCACCAGCTTGTGGCTTACCTTCAATAGACATTTCAGCTTCAATCTCTACGAGCTCTTCAACATTCGCTGGGACTTCCCATGAAGACAAGCGACCGATTGCATAGAGCGAACCATATTTCCCATTTGTTCTCTTATCAGTCAAATCGGTTTCCCAAACTTCGACCTTGAATCCATCAACTACCGACTGTTTCAACATTTCATTGACTTCGTCCTTAGTCCCGATTGCGTTAATCGACAAGGTTGTTTCTAGACCCCCATCGGCAACAACTGCACCATCTTTGGTTTTAGTTGTATCGGCATCGCGGGAATATTCCCACTTATGTTCTGTTTGCAGTGCCAATTTAGCTGCTGCTTTCGTGTCCCCGTATTTGCGGAACATCAAGATTTTATTCTTACCTAGCTGTGCTTCTTTAACGTTTGTATCAGCCATGCTTTTCCTCCTTAGTAGAATTTGTAAAATAAATAAATAATGAAGTGATAAAGCTCTTCGTCAGTGCTGTTATCACGGTTAGAATCAATTGACGACTCATTGACTTCCGCCGAGAAGTGCATCCCATCGATATTTTTGATAGCAAAATAGCTGGACAATAACTGTCCAACCATATCAGATAACTGTTTACGGTCATCTACTCGTCCCCAAACATGGACGGTTGACGACAAGCGACCTATCAAGCGCGACTTTGTAGCTCTGGGCAATGTTTGAATTTCGCCCATAACAACAAATGGATAAGATGCACTGTCTGACGGAAGGTAAGGATAAGTAGCGAAACCGAGTCCCTCACTAATTCGAAAGAGCTCGTCATGTAGTAATTGGTCTGGTTGTTTCATATCTACTCCCATTTAGCTAATTCCTCGACCATTCCAGGGACAGTCGCTTCTAGTGCAGGAGCCATGAAAGGTTGCGCTGCCATCTTCCGAGTGCCTACTTCAAGGTACCCAGAATATTTTGTATGAGCCGTCACAACAGCTCTATCGCCCCCAGCTTCAAGAGTAATCGAGCGACGTGTTGCGCCAGTGGTATATTTACCGCTGAATTGTGCCTTGCTAATTGCGTTCTCTTTTAATTTACTGCCGTATTTTTTCAAAACTCGTTGACGTCGTTCTGGATTGGCGTTTTTCAACAAGGATTGGCTCATTTCATCTAGTCCATAAAACGTAAGCGTAGCCATATTACTTCACCGCCTTATTAACGTACAAAACACTTCTTCCAGCTAGATATCCTCTAGCGGTTACTGGAATGTATTTGTTACCACGATATTCAACGGAAGTCACGGATACTGTCACAGGGCTTCTGAAACGAACAACCAAGCTCGTAGCATTTAGCAAACCTCCCAGCTTAGCTTGAAGGTCTAAGCTTGCGCCAGTTACATTGCACTTAACTTCTTTGGACCAGTCTTTCCCTCCGACCATACGACCAAGGGTAGGGTCGTATCGTTTCGGTGTCTTATCGTTTTGATATTTGAGTATCACAGTATCTGTGTATCTCATAGAAACAACACGCTCCCTTCCTTCGATTGTCCAGAGGTTCCGAATGTTCTTTGAAGCATATTATCATATGGCTTGAATTCGTTCTCATTGTCGTAATAAGACATTGAGTGACCATCTACCGTCTCGGTTTTAGCCCCTTCAGCTCCTCGACGATTGAAGCGTTTAATAACGCAATCTTCGAAAATAAAAGAAAAACCATCGTCAATATTGACAACGGCATATTCTGCTTTAAAATGACTGATTACTCTGTTTAGCAATACCCTTAAGAGGTCAATGCTATCGTCGTCATCTTTTGAAATCTCAAGGTCCAGCATGACATTATCTAGGACCTTTTCTCGATCTAATTCAGCCATGCTAGACCTCCTCACTCTTCAGTGTTATCTGTCGTTTTTTTGCGACTTGCTTTTTTTGGTTTCTCTTCAGCTTCAGACTCAAGGAAACCCGCTTCAGCAAGCTCTTCGACACGTTCGCCGGCATAATCGTCACCAGCGTAATAAATGATGCCGTCAGTTTTATCCTGAAACGCTTTTAAAACTTTAGTCATAGCTACCTCCTACCAAAAATCAAGCTACTGGAATAACAGTGAGCATATAGCAATCGTCCAAGCGTTCGAATGAAGGCAATGCAATCATCGATACTTTGGTTTGGACGTTGACTGGATCAGTTGTTTTAGTAGTTGTAATTGCAATACCTTGGTCAACCACTTCAACTTGTGCCCCCGGTGTGTCTCCAGACTGCAAATCTGACTCTTCTGGAGTTGTACCGAAAACAGTAGAACCCAATGAACCGTTTGGAACCAAAGTCAAATGACCGTCTGGATAGAATTTGCTAATCTCTCCTTTGTCATTTCGGTATGTGCCATTCTCTAAGAGAACTGTTACACCGTAATTATCCAGAATATACGCTTCAACCTCGGCTTTGGTAACTGTTGTTCCTGAAGCTGCAAGAGGTTTGATGATTTTGACTGTAGATTCTGATTTACGAATCAAGCTAAATGTTTTGGCGTTCATGATAGCAATTTCTGGCATCAAGCCAAGGCTTTGAGCTGTTTCGATTGCTTCTTCAAGATCCGCAAGAGGTGTTGCCGTTGCTTGTGTCCAGTCTTTAGCGACTGTCTTCTTGTGGTCGTCTTTGACGCCATAGTCAACGTCGACGTTTTTTCCTTCATTGACAAACGCAATCTTACCGGTTGCGAGAGCTTGCATGCGCATTGATTCCAAACGAGCACGGGCACCTTGGATAAGTGTCATTTCGTCGTTGAAAATGCCTTGTGTGACAGTCTCAATCAAACCAGTGTTGTTAGAACCAGCGATTAAGTTGAGCTGTTGACGGTCAGCTTCTTTGACTAACATAGCTTCTTTGAAGAATGGCATTTGTTCGTCATGGATTTCAGCGCCCACACGTTCACGAATAGTGACATTAGTGTCGAATGCTGCCGGCTTCAAGACAACCGCACGCCCTGAAGAACCCTTGATGTAAGACAATTTAGTCCCAAGTTGTTTGCGTGCTGGGAAAATGCGTTCTCCAAGCGTAGAATCCACATCTAATTGCGATGTGTTGAAATATCCAGCGATATTAGATGCTGTTACCGTGTCATAAATAAGACCCATTAAGCATTGCCTCCTTTTCCTGCAATAAATTTAACGAGTGGCAACGCTGTTTTAATAGCGTCGTCAACTGTACCACCGTTAACTGCTTCTTTCCAAACCTCACCAGCGTACAAAACAGATACCGTTTTATCAACAGACAAGTCTGCATCGTATAGAACGATTCCTTCTGGTGCCGTCTTGTTCTCTTCTACTGGTTTAGAGCGGTCATCGAAAATTGACCCACCTTTACCAGCTACTAAAGTACCAGCTTTAATGTACTTCTTGCCGTCTACGTCAACACCAGCAAAATTTTTATCAACTGTGGCAGTGACAGCTTTGTAAGGTAAAGAACGTAGAATGTTACTTGTGTCAAATACTTTTTTTACTGACATAAAAATTCCTTTCTAATTGTTGGCTAGATAATCTTACCTGACGAACGGACAGCTTTTTGAGCTAAGCGAGAACCGTAATTGTCTGTGTTAGAAATGCCATCCGCTGATGCTTGAGGTGCATTTTGTCGAATAGTTTTCTTAACTTCTTCAGCAACTGCATTATTAAATACTGTTTCGAACTCAGTCACTGCTTTAAGTGCATCTTCGGCGTTGCCAGCCATTGCGAATGTCTCAGCCAATGCACTAGGCAAGCCTTTAGCTACCAAATCTTTCTCAACAGCAACAACAAGCTTTTCATGCTCGAACGCAGCACGTTCCTTCTCAAAGCTCTTTTGCTGATCCTCGAACTCTTTTTTAGCTCGATCTTGAGCTGATAGATTGGCATAATCTTTCTCTTTTTGTAAGGCATCGGCTACTGCTTGAGCTGTACGCTCTTGTTCACCCTTGTCTCTGTTATTCAAAGCAGTCTGTACCGCTTTGTTAATCATGCTATCTAATTCAGATTGAGAACCCGGTGCTTTGAAGTCGCTCGCAGGGGTTGGGTTGTTCCCTTGCCCTTGGTCTTGGCGACTCTCTTTTTGTCCGTTAGTCTCGATAGTGTTATCTTGTTCCATAGTTTCCTCCTACCTAGTCTCATGAGTAGCGCCCTTTTCTAAGCCACGATAAGGGCTAGCTACGCCCTCTCTAGTCTTGTCTAGGGTGTTTACCCACGAGCCACGCTAGTATTGTTTATTTAGGGCTTAAATTAGCCCTATGCGCTGACGAGGAATCGAACCCCCAAGCCCCTTGTCTAGCACGGCTATCAGCGCATAAGAAAAAGCCGTATTGCTACGACTTTTTTATTTATTTCATTAATCTGATTTACCTTCTAAGACAACTTTAACTTCTTGGCTAACCTTCAACAAATCTGTCTTGTCGATCAAAAGTTCAGTCCAGATATCAGATGGAGTGCCTTTTATTTTATGAAAGACGGTGTCATCCGTTGTTAACAGACCGCCAAGCGCACCAGAAATCGGCTTATCTAAACTTACAATAGTCCCGAACGGGGCTTGAGTAATCGCTTTAATTTTCATATTTTTTCAACTCCTCCTTCCAATATTTTAAGTTATTTTTAGTCTGTTCAATCTCATTTCTAGGTATATTATACCTCTTTGATACAGAAAGTAAATAATTCTGTGCCTCTATCTCTGCTTTGATTTTTGAAACCGGCTCATCGACTAGACGCCCGTCTTTCCATTGTTCAGCGTGGTAGAGCTCCTCCAATACCTCGGAAATCGTCGCCTTTTTTTGCAAAACGATTATTTCTGCATTTAGGTTCATCGCAGCAGCTTTTTGAGATTTTAGATAACGTTCTGCTTCATCGTCCTGCCAGACAACACCGCCACGCTTTCTAAAATCTTTGGTTAAATGGTTTTGCCTAACTATATTGATAGGTCTACGCTTATTGCTATCTTTGTTTCGATAAAGTCTAGTCATACCATCTTCCACATACACTTCGGCTACCGCACAACGGCAGTACGGATGCATAGGTGGGGCGTTTAGCCCGCTCTCCATCTTATTAACTGGGACAGGCTCCCTCTCGGTATCACGACCAACTTGTTTGCAATAATCGCAAGCTCTCGATTCTGGCATGAGTTTGAAATACTCGAAGCCATTCTCTTTCATGATATCTTGCTGAGCTAGCGTCTGAACTCTAGCATGTTCCGTGATTGCCAGTCGTTCAGCGTCAGTGCGAGATACATCCATGTATTTGCGGATTCTCTGAGCGATGGTTATACCGTTCTCTCCTCGAATAAGAGCCCTGGTCACTTCCGTTTTAACCAAATTGCGCAACTGTTCCTGTCTCTTCCAGATACGCTCCGACCATTTAGCACCTTCGAAATTAGCGTTAACAGCCGTCGTCATGTACTTTTCAAGTGTTTTCTTGTTAGGCACCGTCTGATCAAGCAGGCTTCCTCTTGCAATTTCGCTCTTATAACCATTCGTCAGATAATCGTTAGTTAATTGACGTTCGCCTTCAGATAAAACCAATAGTTCGAGTTCTAACTCTTGGATAAGAAGCTCTTGACGACCAACAGACATAGAAAAATTGTAATCTCGAAGTTCCTTGTTTGCCTTCGGACTAAAATCTTTGTCAGCTACATACTGCTTGGCTTTAGTTTCAAAGGCTTTGATATCAAAACTGTCCGCTCTTCGTTTCGCATCACTAGCGGTTAATCCGTTTTTGTCAGCGAAATTTTGGATATAAGCATCTAGTTCTTTTCGCAACTGTGAAAGTTGCAAATTATATAGTGCTTCAAGTTCTTTCTTAAACTCAGCTTCACCCTTTTTATTGCTCGCTTCTCGTTCTTTCTGAGCACGTTCTGACCAGTATGTCATTCATCAGACCTCACAGAATCGCTCGTATGCGTTTCTTCTTCGTCGTCGGTATATTTACCAACTTGCCCGTTAAACTCGCTAGAATACCCCTTAAAATCGATTTTGGACACCTCTTTGTCCACTCTGTCGAGTTCCTCGGCTGGGCTCTCGACCAACCCAGATAGGCTAAGAGCGGTTTCTTGTGACACTTGACCACCGAGGCCTGTCAAAATAGATACTTGCTCGGATAGCGATTTCGGCAAGTTTGGCGTGAATGTTATTCTCAAGAAGTTTTCATCAAACGCTTTGAATTCTTTGACCAGCTCTCCTACACGACTAGCCAAACGATATCGACGCTTCAACCCTTTTGTAAATTGCGATTGAGTCTCAATACGGTCTTGGTCAAGCCCGAACAGTTTGTACTTCATTGCCTCGCCGGACGTATTGCCTGAAAAATTCTCGTCAGCCATATCGGGTGTGTTGGTAAAAGTATGAATATCTTTATCCAGTCTGGTCTTGTACGCTTCGACACCAGACACGTCGTAAGACTTGGTTAGATATTCAGCCTTAACCGTCCCTTCCTTGCCATCCGCAGCCTTCGGGGGAACTAATTGCATTAGGCGTTTAGCTTTCATGTCTTCGGGTTTCATGTTTGCAGGCAAACGCATGTCACCATAAATAGCAAGGATGGCGTCAGCCATGTCAGACATGTGATTGGCCGTATCAGATTCAGCTGAATCATATAAGTCGATTAAATAAAGTTCAGTTTCATAATCGCCAATCCCGTCAGTGTTGTTCAAATATTCCGTAATCGGAACAGTGCCAAATGCGTGAGCGGTAACAGAGACCTCTTTTAGATCTTCCGAGTAATCCAGGACGTGAATATTTGATGAGGTGTACACTTCAACAGTTTGATGTGCATCAGAAAACAAATCCGCACTGTAGTATCTAACTGCTACTAATGAATTGTCTTCAAGCGAATTGTCATAAATGATAAACGTATTAAGAGGGCTTAACTGCTTGATTCGTGTCTGGTCGTCCTCGCTACGATAAATCAGCTCGTAAGCACGCCCGACTTGTGACAGATCCCGAATGAGATTGCGGTTCAGCGTATCAATGTCATTGTTTCGTCCAATTTCCTTGATTGCTTCATCGTTTTGCGAGCCACTAACACTGTCATCATACTCAACACGAATAGGATTACCAGCTAGATATCCCGTCTTAAACTTACTAATCATGCGTCCATAGTTGTGGACAGCACGCTTGTCAGACATCTCTTTATCCTTGCGCCTTCCAGCTTGAAGGACGCTGTGGTTATCCCCTTTGGCATAATCAAACAATTCTTGGACTCTTGGACGTTGACGCAATTTGTGATGGTTAATGAAATTCTTGAGCAATGCCCAGTTATCTTTTTTTAAGTCATCAACACTTTTAGCACGGTATTTTGTGCGTGATTCTCGATGAAATCGCAGATTCAAAACATGCGATTGTCCGGTACTGTCGACAAATACTGTCTGTTCCATTCTTCCTCCTCAACTAAACATATCAATCAAATCGTCATAGCTTGCTCGCTCTGTGCTGTTAACAACATAGTCTGAATAGAGCGCATATCTCACACTATCCAGCACGTCATCAAACTCTTTTAACGGCTCATCTCTTGTGCTGTTCTCTTTCCATCTGTACTGGAATATCTCGTCAAAAAAACGGGGCACGAAGTCCCGCTTAACGTATAACTTTTGTTCTTTGAATAGCTTAGCGATAAGCTCGATGCCAGCAATCACTGACTTATTAGCATTACTGATATCAAAACCCTCATTGTCAAATCGTGCTACGTGCTCTGGGCGGGCACTATCAGCATAGAATGGGATGTTGCCGTAGGTGTCAGTTAGTTCCCTAGCTTGCTCTACCCACCAATCTATCTCTTTGAATTGCGCCGCTACGCCATCGACAAGATAGTAGTTGTCATCCACGCCTTCACCGACTACCACGATAGATCCATAGTGGGTATATCCCCAGTCAATCCCTGCAAAGTAGCGCCTCATGTCTGGCAGTTCATCAACTACATGAATCTTAGTGTCATAATCAGCATAGATAGCGCCTTCTGCAACAGTCCAAAGTCCGAGGATATCCCTATCATAGAATTTCCCCTTCGGTGTCGCTGCCTTGATTGAATCGATATAGCGTTTCGATAAGAAAGTGTTATCATCAAGCTTGAAACTAAAATCTATGATCTTACCATCATTCTTGCCAATGTAGTCTCGGTTAAGCCAATGATTCGGATTGTCTGGGTTGCTATCCCAAACGACACGGGCACCCTCACCCGAACAACGTGAGATAATTTCTTTAAAAACAATCTCATTTGCTAGTGACGCTTCGTTGACGTAAGCCCCGAAAGCCGTAAAACCACGGGCACGTTTAAGCCCAGATATAGAGCCAGTGTATACTTGCACGACTTTTACACCGCAAAAAACGAAAGAGCCATGCTTGTCATACTTTGGCTCAAAGCCATATTTGTTATAAAGCTCTTGCAACACGTTATTCTGTATCGACGTTGACGACGTGCCCGCTAGAATGTAAATAGGCTCATCCACACCTAAACGATCAGCAATCTTTCTGACACGGCTTAACTCGGTTACAAACGTGTCGTTGTTAACTACGGTCTTACCAGCACGTTTAGCGCCATGAAGCCCACAAATAAACCAATCGTGATTCCAGATGTAGTGCAATACGTCTAGTTGCCGTTTTGTGTAGAGCTTAGTCAAGTCCATCGCTTACCGCCCCTTTGATGATATCGAGGAAACCAG